TGGGGTGCAGCGGCCACAACTCCGAGATGGCACCACGGGCACCAGGGCGAATCTCGGCGTAGGAAGCCCCGTAGTGCAGGTACATCCCCGTCATCCAATCCCTGAACTCCTGCGCCGTCTGCCACGGATTTGGCTGCGTGTGCAGCAACCGATACACGGGGTGCGTGCTGGCCTTCGCCTTGCCGCCGTTGGCAAGCCGTTCGTAGACGTGCAGCGGCAGCGACGATACCGCATCCGATATGACCCTGATGCAGGCCGTGTACGCAGAGCAGGCCATCGAGTTGTCGGCCGTCACGCGGATGCCAGACGGTGTGCGGTTGCTGCCGCCATCGGTCCAGTCGATCCCGCGAAGGTCGAACATCTTGAAATCGGGCACGGCGTTTTCGGTACTCATATGCTCATGATGTCCCAGGATTGTTCTGGCGCTGGTGCCGTCGATGTCGCGTGGATGCCAAGGGCCATAGTCAGCGCCACAATGCCGTCGATTCGTTCGTTGGATTTCTGCTTGCTTGGCTTGATGTTGCCCGCGTGATCGCTCTGAATCGCCACATTCGACGCCTGCCACGCCAGCACCGGGTGCCCGCCGTGCAGGAGACGGCCGCCCACCACGAGCGCTTCCAGCATCTTCGCGCACGAACTCATGCTGCCGTAGCCCTGCCCAAAGCCTAAGACGTTTACGCCGTCGCCTTGCAGTTGCGTGGACAGCTGCGTGGCGTTCCAGCGGTCGATCGCCACCTGGCGGACGTTGTATTTCTTCGTCAGCCCCATGATGTCGGCCCGCACCTGGTCGAAGTCGGTGACGTTCCCGTGAGTCAGGTGGAGCTTCCCTTCCTTGGCCCACTGGTCATACGGCACACGATCCCGCTTAACCCGTTCACGCATGTTCTCTTCAGGAATCCAGAAGTGCGGCTCCACCCAGAACCGGCCGTCGTCCAGTTGGAACAGCAGGCAGAAGCAGGTGGTGTCGAACGTGCTGGCAAGGTCGAGCCCCGCGAAACACTCCCGGCCGTCAAGCATCACCGGGCAAGGCTCGTTGCCCTGCGCCCAGTGATCCATCCGCAGCCACCGCGTATCCTGCTCTGTCCACTGGTTCAGGTGCAGACGCCGGAAGGTGTTCTCTTCGCTGGGCATGTCCTGTGCCCGCTTGCACCGCACCCGCAGGTCGTCGAGTTTCACGCTCACGCCGAGGTTCGGATTCGCTTTTTTCCACGTCGCTGGCTTCGTCCAATCGTCTTCAGGATCGGCGGCATAGATCGCAGGCAGGAAGGTGTTGTCTTTGATCGCACCATCACGCACAGCCAAGGCATACTTCCAAATCTCCCAGCAGATACTCTTGCGGTCGAAGCCTGCCGTGGTGATCGCCACGCACAGCGGCTGCCGCCTGGCTCCTGTGCTGGTGGTCATAACATCCCAGAGTTCACGGTCGGACTGCGCGTGCAGTTCGTCGAATATGATCCCGTGTGCGTTCAGCCCGTGCTTCGTGAACGCCTCGGCAGACAGTGCCTTGTACGTGGAATGCGTGTCCTCGCGGACGATCGAGTTACGGAACACCCGCAGGCGGCCCCGCAACTTGGGCGAGTTCTCCACGCACACTTTCGCCATCTCGAACACCAGGCGGGCCTGGTCACGATCGGCGGCACACGAATAGATTTCCGCTCCCGGTTCGCCATCGAAAAGAAGCTTCAAGGCGATGCCCGCACATAGCGTGCTCTTCCCGTTCTTTCTCGGAATCGCCAAGAGGCTTGTGCGGTACTGCCGCACTTCGCCGTTCATCGTTCCGAACAGCGTGGATATGTATTGCTTCTGCCACGGCTCAAGTAGGAACGGCTTGCCGCCAAGTTCGCCCTTGCTGTGGGTCAGGTTCTCTTGAAAGAACCGCACCGCAATATCAGCAGCCTTGGCATCAAGCGAACATGCGGGCGTCGTCTTCGTCTGCTTGCGGGCCTTGGTCAACGGCAGAAACCCTTGAAAGTGCAGATGCGGTCAAGCCGAACTGCTCCGCAAAACGGAGCATGTGCAACCGGGAATCCTTCTTGCGATACCACGCCGGGTGATTCATCACGCGGCCCTTATCGTCCATGAACGTGGCCCCGTGCTGCTTTAACTCGGCATCGGCTTTTACCATGTCCGCAAAGGCATCGCAGTAACAGGCCAGCGTTTGCTGGTGTCGCATGCTCATCACCTTGGACGCTTCAAGCATCGGCACGATACGTGCCCACTCGGTCTGCCCGATCTCGCACAGATATGACGGCGGGTCTGGAATCCCCGGCGGTGCGTCGATGCCTGTCTTGTGCGGCCCGCGAATGCGTGAACCTCGCAGGCTCAAGATCGCCTTGGCTACCGGCTTCCTGCCTTTGCCCATTACGCCACCCTAAGAAATGACGGGAACCGTGGCACGCCGCCATCAGTCAACGACTGAAACTTAAACGTAACAAGCGTGCCAACCTTTGGCGGGCATCGCCTGGCTGCATCCGTCAGCCCTGACGATAGGCGGAACTCCTTGCCGTCTGCCAGACGCATCAACAGGGCACCAACTGCGGAAGCGTTCCTGCCGGTGCCGCCTTCGTAGCCGATCACGGTGGCCTCGGCATCCTGAAACGTCTTGACCTTGAGCAGCGTTGCCGATCGCTTTCGCTCGTAGGCACTGCCCGGCTGGCGAAGCATGAGCCCCTCACCGCCGAGGTACTCGACGCGGGCCAACTCCTCCAGCAGATCGCCGCTGCCAATGCACTGCCGCTGTGGCAACGCAAAGGCCGCGCTGCCGCTGATCGCTTCACGCATCGCAGATTGCCTTTCCTCAAAACCGCCGGAAGCCAGCGGGGCATCGAACGCTGCGAACCGGATTGAACGCCACGCATCGCCGCCGTCATGCGACCGCACCAGGCCAACCGTCTGCTGGAACTGGCCGCGACCAATCCAGAGTTCACCATCGAGCGGCTCGCCCTTCGGCAAAGCATCCACGAACCACTGCGGGGCGTGGATCGGCTGCCCTGTGCGAGTGGTCAATGTGCGGCAATCCCACACGGCCCGCACGCCGTCGAGCTTCTCGGAGATCCACCAGCCGGTGGGATCGGAACCGCTCCAGTTCTTTGCAAGCAGTACGGCCATCACTCCACCTCCAGCCAGAGTTGTGCCAGCGTGATCGGGGCAGGCTCGCACTCCTGGGGCGAGATCAGCCAACGATAGAAGCCGCCGTCTGGATGGTGCGACGGTGGCAGCACCGACTGTGCAGGCTTGCCACCAAGACGCACTTCAAGCGTGTCGTGCTTGACCCAGCCGCATGGCGGGATCGCATCAACAAGGCGGAAAAGCCGGTGCTCTCCGCGATGGCTGGCCCATGTTGGCGTCATTGCAGGAAGTCGCATCTGCTTTGCCAGCCGCTTGCCAGCCGCGTCGTCAAACTCCACGTCGATCAGCCCGCCGTGTCCCAGCAAGATGCCGACGTTGTAGCCACTTTCCAGCCACGCAGCGACCACTTCCGGTGATGTCGAAGCAGTGTTTTGCCATGCCATGCCGAGCGGTTTCTTTGAACGTCGCCCCACCTTTACGCACGCTGCGCCGTGGCCGATCAGCGCCGCCAGGCCCGCATCGCAAGAGACACAAGTTGCCATTGGAAGAACTCCTTTTGAGATGAATCACGCGGGCAATCCTACGCAAAACATCATCGACTTTTCAATGGGCAATACGTGCATTTTGTTCTAGAAAAATAGACCTCAGACGCACTTTTGCTTGTCACGAAATACGCGCCACAACTCGCTGCGTGGCCTGCATCGTCAGCCAAGTTCAGACCGCCCAGCACTAGCCTGACGTTTAGCGAAGGCGGCAGGCCGGATGCGGCGGCCACTAGGGGGCGTTTAATTCGGCCCCGCGTACGCGCGGCAACCGGGTGGTTTGTTACAGCGGGGTGCCGCTTATGATCCAAACCGCCCCACCCGACCTATTTTCGCAGCGGTTTCAACTGCTGTCTTCTTGCTGTGGCACCGCACGCATAGCGTTTGCCCACTGCTTATGTCGTACCTCGATCGGCCGTCTTCGCAGCGGTCAGTGCCAGCCACGATTGGCGATACGTGATCGGCGTGAGCTTCTCCCTTGCCGCCACACACGCGCCCGCAAGCGCGGCACTGCCACGCATCACGCATGAGCACGGACAGACGCCACTGCTTGTGTGCCTTGTCGCAGTAGCCACGAGCAGCCGCGTTCAGCCTGGCCGGGCCAATGCGTGGCGGCCTGTGGCTGGGCATGCGTGTAGGCATGGGCCTAGCTCTTGAACATCACGAAGCCGGTCGTGCCCGTGCTGTTGGTGGTGGCGCTGACGATCTTGAGATACTCGGTGCCGAAAACTTCATCGGGCAAAGCGTATGCCCGGCCTTCTGTGGTCGAGGCGGCCAGCGTCAGGTCAGCCACGCTGCCATCCACCTTGTACAAGCGGCGGAACGCACCAGTAGGGGCGGAACCCACCCACATCTGTAGCGACGCGGCAGCGGTGCTCATGGTGCCAAACGAGACTACAGCCCCTGCAACGTCACGCATGTCGAGCGTGGTGGCCAGGCTGGTGGCTGTGTGCAGGGTGATGTCGAAATCCCTGTGCTTACGGCTGATCGTGGCATCGGACATATGTGGTCTCCTGTGCCTCTAGGCTAGGCATCTGTGCCGTTCCCCTTGCAGTAGCGGGGTGGCCGTCTTCTCAATGAAGAGCGCAGTTCAGCCCGGCGGCGCGGGCAGCGGCATCCAATGGGTGATGCCTTTCAGGAAGTTCATTCGCTGGAAAGCATCAGACCCGTCGAGAACAAATTTCTTTT